AAAATAGTGCCTTCGTGTATCTTGAACGCACCCCTAGAGATAATCAAAGAGTTCGTGGCTGGATACTATATGGCTGACGGAGACAAAGACATCTGTGGATACACAAGGATGGACAATAAGGGAAAGGAAGGTTCTACAGGTTTGTTTTTGTTAGGGAGGCGTCTTGGGTACAATGTGTCTCTGAATACACGTGGTGATAAACCTGATGTATTCCGTCAGACTTGGACTCACTCAACACAGAGACGGAATCCCATTGCAATTAAGAAAATTGTATATCTCGGAGAGACGGATGATTATGTATATGATCTGACCACCAGTTCTCATCATTTTGCAGTGGGTCCAGGAGAACTTGTTGTTCATAACACGGACTCTGTAATGGTAGAGTTTGATTGTCAGGGTCGAACTGGTCAGGAGGCTCTGGATTACAGTTGGCAGGTGGGAGAGAGAGCAGCACAAGAATGCAACAAGCTCTTCCGATCCCCCAAGAATCTAGAACTTGAAAAGGTTTATTACCCATACATTCTGTATTCAAAGAAAAGGTACGCGGCAAAGATGTGGACACAGGGTGGGGATGGTAAGATGAAGATGGACTATATAGATATCAAGGGTCTACAAGTTGTTCGACGTGATAATACTATGTTCGTACGTAAAACATGTAAGGAACTTCTCGATGTTATCTTGGAGAGTAAAAACTCGGAGGGTGCGCGAGAGTTGGCTCATAGACGAGCGTCAGAGTTACTTGCGGGTACTGTCCCGATGGAGAGTTTGACCCTTTCTCAGAAACTTGCTGATTCGTACAAGAATACCAATCTTTCTCATGTAAAGGTTCGCGATAAGATGCGAGAACGTGAGGCTGGTTCCGAACCTCAATCAGGAGACCGGGTACCGTATGTTCTATTAGACACGGGTAACAAGAAGGCGAGGGCTTATGAGAAGGCTGAAGATCCCAAATGGACGCGGGACAATAATCTCCCACTTGACTATGAATATTACTTTACAAACAAGTTTATGAATCCCGTATGTGATCTTCTTGAACCATTGGTACCGGACCCTAAGCAGACTATCTTCGGTGATCTTATACCTGGGAAGCCACGGATATTGAAGGGACAGAAGAAAATTGATTCATACTTTAAAACTACAACCTCATAAATAATAAGAATAATGGAAGAAATCAAAACGATAATCAAACGTGAGATTGATCGTCAGGTAGAACTAAAGATGACAGCTTTCATAGAATTAATTTCACAGACGTACGATATTTCTCTGAAAGTATTACTTCGAGACCTCGAGAGAACAGATGGGAGTTCTGAAGTAAAAACATCTGGTAAACAGTGTCTAGGGGTGTGTGTAAATCGTAAGAGATGCAAATTTCACGCGGGATCACAAGGATTCTGTAAGAGACACATGGATCAGTGGAAACCTCCTCCATTACCTCGTCGCGAACCGTCCATTGTTACTCCATGCGAACACAATCATACTATACCCCCTTTGTTTTCTGCGACATGCCCAAAATGTATAGCGGATAATGTTAACAAGCCTAAAGGAAAACTGCTTATTGAAATGTAAATGAGTAGATCTGAAGTCTTACAGGCTTCGGTCGAAATATTTTACGAGAATCCCCAGAATTCAGAGGTTCTATGTGACATTCTTGAGAAGAAGAGTGGAATTTCTCTCAGAAATCTAGAGTGGTTTATTACAAATTATTCGAAACAGAAAAACTTGAGTTTTGTAACATCCACAGGCAAACGTTTCACTGTCCACTGTTCATACAAGTCTACTCTTGATGGGTACAGCAAAAAACTCTTTGATCCCTTTTGTAGAGCTGAAAAGATACAATTCAAGGTACCCAATACAGAAAAGAACATTATGACCACTGTTGCACAATTGAATTTTATCCGGTGGTGTATCAAAAATAGTATTATTGATTATCTTAAAGAACACAAAGAGACTCTAAAGAGAGGCTCTTAAAAAATAAATATATCATATCTGTAAATGAGTAGGACTGGAAACGGTGCCGTTATTGGTGTAAATGCTATAGGAAAACAAGATGAGATACTCTATGATCTAGAGAATTATAATAAAGAGGAGAGTCCATTTCATAAGGAACCTGAACAGTTTTCTCATTATACAAAGTTTTATAGGAGTAATACGGTATATCCAGACACAACAAGTCCGTCGTGGCCATTCACAGGCGACGGACGAAAGATAGGATTTGTTATAGATCCCAGAACATCTGGGGATCTTCTTACAGGAGCATATCTTTCCTTGGACCTCCCTGGTTTGAGTGATGGAGTGTGGACAGATAAGATAGGGAGAGCTCTTATACAATCTGTTGAGTTTTGGGTAAATTCAACACTTATCGAACGACTTACCGATATTGAACTTGTTGTAAAAGATGAATTGTTTACAACAAGTCGGGACAAAGTAGTAAAAAATTATCTCCAGAATGGTAGGCTCTATTCTGATACTTTTACTGACAATGATTTCTTCGCGCATCCACCTGTTCTTCCTTTGAGCCCTGATCATAATAATTCACCACTGAATCTCACCCTAGATCTTGGTTTTTTCTTCAATAACAACAAGAATTATAAACCAAATCCATTTCCTCTCATCGCAGTAAATAAACAGTTGATATATATAAATATTCAATTTAGACCACAAACTTGGTTTACAAATCAGACGGGTTACATAGGTGCCAAAAAGTTAACTCTTGTTACGGAACAGATATCACTTACAGAACAAGAACGAATGTACATGAGAACAAAATCGATTACCACAGATTACAAAAATTTGAAAACTCTCTTTACCGTGCAGACTGATTCTGACAATAATGATTCTATTTCAAAATTGACAACCCAACTCAAGAACCCAAGTGAAAAGATAAGTGTTATATGTTGGTGTTTTCAAAATAGACGATTTAAAAATACGTCTAACCCAGATTCATTTCTTTTTTTAAATAGATTTAATTTCAGTGCACACGAAAACATAAATATTGTTAATCCATTTGAAATTGGTTACGTAGAACCTTATTATGGCTTCCGAGAGGTCAATTTTCCTATATGTTCTCAGATAGAGTTGTTGTACTCTAAGAATGACATTCGTCTCTTGTATTCTGAGAGTAACAACCTTACAATCCCGTCTACATCTGTGTTCTTTAGAAACATATCGTCACAATCAAGGGGTTTGGCAACTCCAGATAAGAATATATTTTCCTATACATGGGACGAAAACCCCATGAATCCCCAACCTGCTGAAACCGAAACAGACAATTTGAGTGATTACAAACTTCTTACAACACTCATAGACAGTGATGCCGTCCGAGATGAATTGTATGATCTTCACATCTTTGGAATGTATTCTTTCAAACTTTTGTTTGAGAATGGTTTTCTGATTAAAAAAATGTAATAATATCTTAATATGATATCTCAATTTAAGAGGTACTCGCCATTCTCTCACCAGACAATATCTTGTGAATTTGACAATTCGCCCGAGATAGGCAAATCTTTTGATATAACTGTTCCACGTCATGGTGATCTCATAAAGAATATGTATCTACATTTCGGATTTACTCCCCCTCAGATAATTCGTGATGCACCGTTTGCATTTATACCAAGTGTATATATGTTTGAAAAGATAGAATTGATTGCAGGAAATACTGTTATTGAAACACTTTACCCAGAATTTATGAATATTTATTTTAATATTTTCAATGATTTTACAAAGAAGAAAGGTATTATAAGAAACGTGGGACCTCTTCATAATAATCGTGACACAGAAGCACGACTCCCTGATAATTCTGATCGTATACTGGATACAACAAACAGAACATACACTTTACCCTTACCATTCTATTTCTCACAAGAAATGTATCAATGTTTTCCGTTATGTGCCCTATGGAGACAAGAACTGGTGGTTAGATTTTATATGAGACCAAAGGAGTATATAGTACAACTCGGACCAGATATCATAGGATTTCCCACAGGTTATAAAGAAAGTTTAGAATCAGTCCAGTTTACACATTGTTATATGGATATAGAATACATTTATCTGGGTAATGACGAGTTTACATTTTTTTCAGAGAAAGAACATGTAATTTATTATACAGAAACACAATATCAAACTCATCAACTTGTGAAAACAGATGTTCACTATAACCGGGTTCATCTCCGGACTCAAAGTCCAGTTGTTGAGTTTTTCCTTTGGGTCTTACCCGATACCGAAATAGAAAAGAACCGTGTAGATAAGCATGACCTGTACAACCCCCGTAAACACACAATAGACCGAATAAGTCTACAACTTGATGGGAATGATTTTATAACAGATGATGTAGCCGATAGTAATTTCTTGAACCAACTCCAACCTTATATACATCATTCTTCTACATTTGAACACAATACGTATACAAATAATTCATTTGTGTATATGTATAGTTTTTCCGATAACCCTGAGAAAACTTTTCCCACTGGAACAGTGAACTTTAATATGTACAAGAACAAAATCTTAAATGTTTACATTCCAGAAGAAATCACGTCTCTAGTTGACAAGACTTTGTTTATACATACACGGACACTCCAGATACTTAATATAAAAGATGGTGTGGCTGAAACATTATTTAAAAATGTACTGTAATAACAATATAAATGAGTTCTGGCCGACTCAATTTAAGTATCAGAGGTCAAGAAGATGTGCCCATATCAGGGAGTCCTCGGTATTCGTACTATTTAAAAAATTTTGCACGCCAAGAGTCTTTTGAATATTTATTCACTGATAATTCCATTGAGACTATTGTACAAGGAAGAACCCCAACCTACGGTGATGAGATTGCCTTTCAGGTTCATAGGCGTGGTGATTTTTTGAGCAAGGTCTATTTAAAGATTGTTCTTCCACCTACATATCTTTATTCAAATCTATTGAGGAACAAGACTGATAGTTTTAACATATATAGTATTATTGAACACGTTGAACTTATTATAGGAGGTCAGCTTATTCAGAGATTAACAGGTGAATATATTCTGAATTATTACAATCTCTATTATTCTGGAAATGATCTTGAATTTATCAAGAATAGTAGTGAGCTGACTATCCGAGATCTTAAAAAGAGTTATGCAACATTCGGACAGTTTGTTCTCCTCCCGATCCCATTTTATTTCACCACCCGAAAGGGTATGGAATTACCTCTTCTTTCAATCACAAAACAGAATGTAGTTATCAACATCAAACTTGCTCCACGCCCCCCTATTATAGGACTACCAGATTTGAAAGATGTCACAGTGGCCACCGAATATATTCTACTTGAGAGTGAGACAACAAAGAAAACACTGACACAAAACGGACTCATGTATCGCGTTGAACAAGTTCAGATGACATCTACTACGTTTGATAAAAATCAAGAGACTGTTGATATTGATCTTAAGTTTCAGAACCCTGTTCGAGAAATTTTTGTCTTTATACAACCAAATACATACCAAGATATAAACAATGCACAATACTATAACTTTTTCGGAAATTATCGTAACAGTTCTCTTACACTGAGAAACCCTGAATACGGTTGGTACTTGTCCGAACACCACATACGCGGTATGTCCCTCCGGTTCAACGGAGAATGCTACATAAATGAAAAATCATCGGGTTCTGAGACTATGATGTCATCTGTTATACCATACAAATATTACGCAAATGCAGACAACAATCAACAGTTTAAGGGTTATGTGTATCCATTTGTCATCAATCCCTTGGACTCTGATTCATACGGTCACATAAATATGAGTAGAATCTTAAAGAAGGAACTTAAACTCTTTCTTAACAGTAGCACTTTCACTCGGACTGCTCGTGTATACGCAAGTTCCTATAATATAATGGTTATAAAGGACGGTCTAACAGCTCTCAGGTTTACAAATCCGAGTCACTACAATCCTAAAATTGTAGTAGGAGATTCAACGATTCTTCCCGAGGGTAGCCCCCCAAATCCAAATGACATGGAGGAACTCAGTCCTGATCAGGGGTACTATTATGCAATACAGATTACACCAGGTATAGATATAGTTGGTATACAGATGTACACAGAAGAGACTCCACAGTTTGGCTCAGATAGAGACCTACATGACGACGAGTTTTCCTACTTGTTCAATGTCACCGATACATTCATGACTAATGCAGACCCTACCGACATAACAGAATACATACCAGGTTCAATAAATCAGTTGCTCCGAACAGTCATAGAAGTCCCCAATGAGACCAATGCTTCCAATGTAAATCTATATGATATTCACACAACTGATAACTGGATATACTCATCTAATTACGGTTTCATTAAAAGTCTTAGGTTAGCCGTAAAAGTTAAAGAGATTGCAACAGGAAGTTTGACTACAGTAATAAAAGATGATGACAATGAATTGATCCCCGCTGACGCAGAGATATATGTTTACAAGTCAAGCAAATTCTTTGATCAGAATGATATATCTGGATGGATAGCCAATTCTATAGAGTTAGATACTCGAAATATTGCACAAGGTGGTGCCTCAGGTAGTACTTATTATTACGTGGGACATTCAATATCAGAAGATAATTATGCAAATATTCATTTCGCGAGAACATTTGATTTTATATTTGTGAAAAAATGTGAGCGTACCTTCGATAGGAGAGGATCCACTTGGGATAGGAGACGCCTCTTTTATACCTGCAAAGGTTTCGAATCTCACGGGGAGAGGTACTATAAAGGTTTATGCTGGAAATACCCTCAAACACGAAGTATCCTATGTAGACGGTGACATCACTGTTGATTTTAATTTTAATGAAAATTTACCGATTGCAACAAGAATATATACATTTGAGATTATCGAAGAGGGTCAGCCAGTTACCATCAGAGAAGTAGCGATTATATCTGGACGCGTAGATCCACCTCTTTTTCAAGCTATACAAGTTCTGAAACCAGAGGGTCAGACGGGCAATATGGAGATCTTTAGTTTTCAGGGATACTCCGAAGTGCCACCCTATAAGTCATTTACGAATAGCGGAGTGATAAATGACCCTTCGTCAGAATACACAACCTCTA